GGCGCAAACTACCGGGTTTGTGCCGTCACTTTTATATGATTCACATCTTTTCTCCAACCTCACTAACCATCGACGGAATGCAAGCGGGCGCGGTGGCCGACGCCGTCGCAAACAACAGGCACCTCGCCTCCGACATACAACACGCCCTTGTCGCCTACGACGACGCGCAGAAAGCCGCGCACGCCGACGCCCTCAAATCGGCCTCCGAAAAACTCACCACGGAGCACGCCGAGACGCTCGCAAAACTCAGCGCGGAGCTTGACGCCGCGAAGGCCGAGGCCAAAGCCGCGCTTGAGCAAGTGGAAGCCAACGAAGCATTCCAAAAGCAGATCCTTGAACGCGCCGCCGTGCTCGTTCCGCAGGCCGCTGAATCCGGCGACTGGTCCGAAGTGGCGCAGCTCCTCGCGTTCGCGGGCAGCCCATTCGAGGAAAAGAAGCGCCTCGCAGAACTCGCGGAGATCGAGCGCCTTGAAGCCGAGGCCGCCGAGCGCCGCGCAAAGCTCGCGGGCAAACGCGCACAAGACCCCATCAAAGAAGCCGAATAAATTCACACCATGCCCGAACAATTTCTCCACGGCGTCGAGGTTCTCGAAATCCTCGACGGCCCGCGCCCTATCCGCACCGTTGCAAGCTCCGTTATCGGCCTTATCGGCACCGCGCCCGCAGCGGAGGCCGAGGTAAAAGCCTCGCTGACCATCGGCACCGCCGCAGCGAACAACGGGATACTTTTCACCTCAAAAAAGACCGGCGAGCTTGGGAATAAAACAGCCGTGCGCTTTCGCAACCCGATGGCGAACTCCGCGACCCTCTCCGTGAGCGTGTCCGGCGACCTCATCACCGTGAACCTCGCGACCGGCCCGACCGGCACCGTAACCACCACGGGCACCTTGCTTATTGCGGCAATTGCCGCGAACACCGCAGCCAACGCGCTTGTGACCGCCGCCAACGTGGCGACCTCGACCGGCGCGGGCGTTGTCCCCGTGACCAACACGACCTTTCTCGATGGCGGACTAAACGAGGCTTTCCCGCTCAACACGCCCGTCTTGGTGAGCGGCTCTCGCACCCTCGCAGCCCGCGCAGGCGCGACCGGCACGCTTCCCAACGCGCTCGACGGCATCCTTGACCAAGCCGGAGCCGCCGTTGTGGTGGTCCGTGTGACCGAGGGGGCCAACCTCGCCGCGACCGTCACGAACATTGTCGGCAGCTCCTCGCTGAAAACCGGCGCGTGGGCGTTCACCTCGGCGGAAACCGCGCTGGGCGTTCGCCCTCGCGTTCTCATCGCCCCGGGCTTCTCGGATCAGCAGGCCGCGACAAGCGAGTTGCTCGCAGTGGCAACCCGCCTCCGCGCCGTGGTCATCGCAGACGGCCCCAACACGACCGACGCCGCAGCGATCACCTACGCGCAGGGGTTCGGATCCGACCGGCTCATGATCGTGGACCCGCAAGTCCAGGTTCTTCGCGCTGGCGTGCTCGTCAACGAACCCGCCTCTTCGCGTGTCGCCGGGCTCATCGCCAAGAGCGACAACGACAGGGGCTTTTGGTGGAGCCCCTCCAACCAAGAGATCCTCGGAATCTCCGGCGCATCCCGCCCCGTGGATTTCATCCTGGGCGACGTCAATTGCAGCGCCAACCTCCTCAACGCGGCCAACGTCTCCACGATCATACGCCAAAACGGCTTCCGCCTCTGGGGCAACCGCAGCACGAGCGCCGACCCCGCGTTTGCGTTCCTGAGCGTCCGCCGCACGGCTGACCTCATCTATGACTCGATCCAGGCCGCGCATTTCTGGGCGATCGACCGCAACATCACAAAGACCTATCTCGAAGACGTTTCCGAGAGCGTCAACGGCTACCTCCGCAGCCTCAAAAACCAAGGCGCGATCCTCGGCGGCAAATGCTGGCCCGACCCGGACCTCAACACCCCGGCCAACATCGCGCAGGGCAAAGTCTATTTTAACTTCGACTTCACCCCGCCGTATCCCGCAGAGCACATCATCTTCCGGGCCATCCTGACCAACGACTACATTGAAGAACTCACCGCCTAAGCCATGAGCACCGCATCCCGCATCCTCAAAAACTTTAACTTGTTCGTGGACGGTCGCGGCTACGCTGGCCAGATCGACGAATTGAAACTTCCGACCCTCGGGCTCCAGGTGGAGGACTTCCGCGCCGGTGGAATGGACACGCCTATCGCCGTGGAGATGGGACAGGAGAAAATGGAAGCGAGCTTTGTGCTTTCAAGCTACGACTCCGACGCCCTCGCGCTCTGGGGGCTGGGCGAAGGCGCAACTGTCCCGCTCATCGCACGCGGCGCGCTCGAATCGCTGGACGGCAGCGTTGAGCCGGTCAAGGTGACAATGGGCGGCATCGTCCGCAGCGTGGAGCCGGGGCAATGGAAAGCAGGCGAAAAAAGCACGCTCACTTTCACCCTCGATTTGCGGTCTTACAAATACGAGCAAGCCGGGAAGACGGTCCACGAAATCGACGCCGTGAACATGGTTCGCATTGTCAACGGCTCCGACCGCCTCGCCTCGCAGCGTTCCGCCATCGGAATCTAATTCATGAAACCGACCTTTTCCGGCGAACGCATTCAACTCAGCAGGCCCGCGCAGATTGACGGCGTGAGCGTGGATGCCCTGGCCATGCGCGAGCCGACCGTGGAAGACATGCTCGTTGTCAAAAAGAGCGCGGGCAAAAGCCCCGAGGATCAGGAGCTTTCACTTTTTGCAAACCTCTGCGAAGTGGACCCCTCCGTCATCCGAGGCCTGACACTCCGCGACTATAAGCGAGTGCAGAAAGCCTTCGCCAAACTGACCGAGGACGAGGAGGGCGGCAGCCCTTTGGAATAGAGCGCGAGGAGCTGCTTCGAGCGGTCCTCGTGCTGGCAGCGCACACAGGCTGGCAGCCCGACAATATCGGGCGGCTGAGCTTTTCCGATTTTGTCGCATTCATTCGAATGATTCCAAAACATGGCTGAGGAGAAGAAATTCAAGGCGGTGATCGAAGTGGGGGGCGGCATCGGCTCCTCACTCAAGACCGCGTTTGCCGTTCTCAGCGGGAACACAAAAAAGCTAGGGGACAGCCTCAAGAGCCTTGAGGGGCAATCCAAGAGGCTTTCACACCAGATTGGAAAAGGCCTCGGAGGCCCAGAGGCGGCACGCTCGCTGGAAGTGCTCAACGGACAAATCCGCCGCACAGAGCGAAACATCAAAGCCCTCAACCGAATAAAGTCCGCCAACGTGGGCGGGGCACTTGGAGGCGTAGCTTCGCGCCTGACCTTTGCGGCGGGTGCAGGCTTGGCGGGCGCTGGGGCGGCTGGGCTTGCGGCAAAATCATTTCTCGACACAGCAGCGCAGACGGAAAAATTCCAGCTTGTCCTCGAAACACTCGAAGGCAGCGCGCAAAAGGCCAAAGAATCGCTCGCGTGGATTTCCGATTTCGCAAAAAAAACACCCTACGACGTGGCGGGCGTCACGGAGGCGTTTGTGCAGTTGCGCGCTTACGGAATGGACCCGGTAAAAACGGGCCTCCTCAAGACGCTGGGAGACACGGCCTCCGCGATGGGCAAGCCGATGATGCAGGCCGTGGAGGCCATCGCAGACGCAACCACGGGCGAGAACGAGCGCCTGAAAGAGTTCGGGATCAAAGCGGCTAAAGACGGCTCGCGCATCATCTACAGCTACACCACGAAAGCCGGAAAACAGGCGCAGCGCACCGTGGAAGGAGGAAACCGCGCAATGATCCAAAAGGCGCTCCAAGCCATTTGGAGCGACAAATACGGCGGCGCAATGGACAAGCTGTCAGGAAGCTGGTCCGGATTGATTTCTAACCTTGGCGATTCATGGACGCGATTTAAGCAGGCGGTCATGGACTCCGGGCCGTTTCAGGAGCTAAAGGCCGACCTTGAGGCAACGCTCAAAGAAGTTGACGCAATGGCAGCAGACGGACGCCTTCAACAAGCAGCCAACCAGATAGGGCAGGAGTTTCTTAAGGCATACAGGGGCGTCAAAAGTTTTGGGAAAGAGCTGAAAAAGGCGTGGCCCGAAATCAAAACGACGATCGAAAGCCTCGGCGGACTAAAAACGGTTTTCGGAGCCCTTATCGCCATTCCTGTCCTAGGATTCGTAAAGGACCTCGCGCTTTTAGGGTGGGCTCTTGGGAAAGTGGGGTCAGGGCTTGCATTGCTCGCTTTCGGAAACCCCATCGGGCTCATAGTTACCGGCGTTGTTTTGCTCGGAACCGCCATCTACATCCTTTGGAAAAACTGGGCGGGCGTTGAGGTCGTATTCCGCGCCGGGATGATTTGGATCGGGATGAAGTGGGACGAGTTGAAAGAGAGCGTCAAAGGCTTCGGGGCCGCGATCGAAGCTTATGCGCTTGGCGCATTCACCGGCCTGAAATCGAAGGCAATGGAGGTTTTGAATTGGATCGACAACAAGCTCGGGGCCGTTGGTGAAGCGTTCGGGAAAGTCAAAGGATGGTTTGGGGGTGGCGACAGCGCGAAGCCCTCCAACGCTCCGACCGTGGACGGTGCCCGCGCAATGGGCGGGCCGGTGTCCGCTGGCAAACGCTACCTTGTGGGCGAGCGCGGACCCGAGATTTTCGCCCCGCGTTCGTCTGGGCAGATCATCCCCAACGGGGGCGGGAAATCCGACAACAGAACCTTCAACGTTACAATCCACGCCGCGCCCGGGATGAACGAGCGCACCCTGGCGGACTTGGTAATTGCCCGCCTCAACGGCAGACAGGCCGCTTTGGCCGGTGGAGCCCTCTACGACTAGCCCTATGATGATGGCACTCGGAGCGTTTCGCTTTTCGCTGGAGACGGCGGCTTACCAAAGCCTCGCCCGACAGCACGCTTGGGCGTGGGCCGAACAGGAACGCGTGGGGGATGCCCCGCTGATGCAATACACCGGCAAAGCCGCCGAACAGCTCAACCTCGACGGCGTGATTCTCCCGCATTTCAAGGGCGGGCTCGGGCAGGTTGCACTCATGCGTCTTCAAGCCGACCTCGGCCTTCCGCTCCCGCTCATCAGCGGGATGGGCAACTTTTTCGGGCTCTACGTCATCACCGATATTGCCGAGCGGCAGGAGGTTTTCCGGGGCGACGGTTCCGCAAACCGCGTGGAGTTTTCTTTGATCCTGAAGCGATACTGGGAGCCGACAATCAAACTCGGGCCGTTTCAGGTCTCCGGCTCTGGCCTACTGGGGGCGCTGAGCCGATGAGTATCTACACAACCAAAGCGGGCGACATGCTCGACGACATCGCATTCCGTTTCTACGGCTCAACGCTCGCCGGGCAGGTCGAAACCGTGCTTGAGGCAAACAGGGCTTTGGACCTCGGGCAGTTTGTGACGCTCCCCGCTGGCCTTGCGCTTGAGCTTCCCGAGATCGAACCCGCCCCCCGCGAAAACGTCCGGCTCTTCAACTGACAGTGACCCCGGCCTTTAAAATCACCAACGCTGGGCAGGACATCACCGCGACATACGCAGCGCGCCTCCTCGGGCTAAGCATCACCGACGAAGCTACCGAGCAGGCCGACTCCTGCACCATCGACCTAGCCAACGGGGACGGGCGAATCATCATCCCCGACTCCGGCGCAGTTCTCGAAATCTCGCTGGGTTACGCGGGCAACCTCCGCAACATGGGCCAATTCGTCATCGACGAAGTGAGGCTGAGCGGCCCGCCCGACGTGCTCACCATTTCAGGGAAAGCCGCTCCGTTTACATCCGCCGGAGGGCTCAAACCATTTCAGACCCGCAAAACGCGCAGCTTCGACAACATCACGCTCGGGGACCTTGTGCGCACCCTCGCAGCCGACGCAGGCCTTGCGCCCGCAATCGCGCCCGACCTCGCCGCCGTGCAGATTGAGCACATCGACCAGACGAGCGAGAGCGACATGAACCTTTTGACGCGCCTTGCTCGTTCTTATGGGGCGCTCATGAAGCCGACCGCCTCCAGCCTCGTTTTCGTCCGCCGTGGGCAAAGCCGCTCCGCGACAGGCCAGAAGCTCGGGGCCGTGACCCTTCAAAAGTCCGAGTGCAGCGCCTACGAGATCCAGCTCGGGCAACGCTCCAACGTTTCCAAAGTCCGCACCCGCCGACACGACACGCAGACCGGGGAAGAGGTGGAAACGGAAGCGTTCGACGACCAGGGAAGCGAAGAGGAAGGCGCGGAGTACGAAACGCCTTTCCCGGTGGCGACCGAAGAGGAAGCCACACGCTCCGCCGACGCCATCCGCGACCAGCTCGCACGCGGGGCGCAGACCGTCCGCGTCACGACATACGGACGCCCGGACCTCATCGCAGAGGGCTCAATCATCCTCGCCGGATTCCCCGCGCCGCTCAACGGAGAGTGGCTCGTCAAAACCGTTTCCCACCGCCTCGACAAATCGGGCGGCTACGTGACCGAGATCGAGGGCGAAAACTCACAAGCGCGAGCACTGGCGCAAAAAGAGGAGCGCCAGAAAAAAGCGAAGGCCGCGAGCGGATCGAGCGGGGGAGATGAAGGCGGCGAGGGCGGGGCCTTCGAGGAATAGCCGCCAGCGCCTCACTCCAGAAGGCGCGCCAGCCAATACTTGGCGACAAAAAACAGAGCCACAAGACCGGCCACGCCTAAACACCCGGAGCACCCGGAGGAAGCCTTTTGCAGGTCCGCGAAGGCGTTGGAAACGCTTTTCACCGGAGCGCCGCAGCTCGGGCAGGTTTTCGCCTTGCCTGAAATGTCCTTGCCGCATTCGGTGCATTTTATCAGAGCCATCCCGCCCAGTTAACAGGCCGACCGCGCACCGCCAAGCCAAACGCGGAAACTTTCTTTCATTGAGTTGCAAATTTTATTTGCAAACGAAAGGAGCCGGTGCGATAGTTCTCTCATGAGCGACGAACTGAGCAACGAACTGAAAGCAAAAGCGAAGTGGTGCGCCGACCTGATGCGGGCCGACGGCGTGAAGCCCGAACAGATAACAGTCGAGCTGGCGCTGG